CATGAGGCCGCCCCCGCTGAACGCACCCGCACCCGCCCCAGCGCCGTAAATAGTAGCCGCAATAACGTTCAGGTTATTAATAAGCTCCTCTGTCTCGGTGGGCTCTTTCTTCGACCATAGTCCCTCACCTCGTGCCACTGCCAAGATCGGGTTACGGTCGCTGAGTTGGGTTACGGGGTTGCTCCATTCCTCTATCGCACGCCCGATCTTGTCTCCGAAGAACGGGACATCTCGGGCGGGGTGCGCTATCTTCCCGGCGAATTTTTTAACGCTGCTCAGGAACCCCATTATTCGCCTCCTTCCAATACCGCCACTTCCGCCCGCACCCATTCCAGGCCGCACCGCCCCGTCGTCACATGGAGTTCAAAGGCCATCTCGTCGTGACGGAGGCGGTTCCGCGTCGTCTCCACCCATGCCGAAACGCCGGTGTCGTACAGATATCCCGTCGCGTCGTTGAGGTATCCCGTCGCGTCGTAGAGGTAGTCCCCGGAACCCTGCAAGGTGACGGATTTCAGCGCCGTCTTATCCTCCTCCGAGGTGCAGACGTAGACCGTTGCCGTCCCCGCGGTAATGGGCTTGATGTAGAACTGTAGGCGCTTCAGCAGGCCATCCACGCCGAAGGTCAGGGTTTTCGTGCGTGCCGTCGCCGTATAAACGCTATAGGTGTCGGGTGCGGTCTCGTCCGTTGCTGTGTCCTCGTCCACCTTGTAGAGATAGCCGTTGTGCCCGGCGAGGTAGACGGTATCTCCGATGCAGGCGATGGCCCGGATGCGCCCCTGCGAAAAGTAGAGGTCCGTGAATGACGGGACATATTCTCCTTTCTGTGCGTCGTAGCGTTCCGAATAGCAGTACAGAAGATCCCCGATGCACACCCATATGGCGTTGTATGGCGGGACGAAATACACGCCGTCGAATACCGTGTTGTCCGCGAAGACCGAATTGATGCGCCTGCCGATGGGGTCCACCTGCACGTCGCCGTACTCGGTTACGCCCTTGATACTCTTGAAGCCGTTGCTGTCGGCAAAGAAGACGTTGTTGTAGGCTTGGACGAGATGCGCACTCCCGAGCGCGGCGTTGTTGTCGGAAAGGCTCTGCACATACCAGTTGGTCGCCGTGGAATCGGCCACATTCACCCGCATAAGACGGCGGGCTTTGTCCCCCACCTTCGATACAATCAGGTCATCCCCGAGGACACAGAAGCCATTGACGGCCATGTTGTCGCCATAGCCGCACCGCAACCCGATAGCCGATCCCGCCGTGTTCCAGGCCCCACCTGATTCGCAGTCGTTGGTAACGGACAGATAGACGCTATCCGGCTCCGTCGTCATGTTCGCCACGACCCGGTTCTTGATGACGGCCAGGGCTGTCGCCTGCGGAGAACTGCCGATGGTCGTGTAGGTCGTGCCATCCCAGGTGCGGAGGTCCGCACCCCCGTCGGCAATGATGAGCTTTGCGTTAAACGTCACCATACTCGGCACGGTAGTTGCATCCGTCAGGTCGCCTATCTCCGTCCAGGCGTTGAGAGATGCCCCGGAGAGGTAGTAGAGCTTCGCCCCGATTGCCCCGATGAGGTAGCCAACCGTCGTGCTCTGCTCGTAGTAGTAGAGGGCACGAATGGGCGTATCGGAGACGGTAGCATCCGTCTGGCAGAGGGTGCCCGGACGCACCACGAGGTAGTCCGTGGACGGGTCGTAAATCCAATTCTGCGTGCGCTTCAGTTCGTTGTTCTGGATATCCGCCGGAGACTGCGCGTAATTCAACCCGCCGTTCAGGACAAACATCACCTGCTGTGTCGTCGCGTTCTTGGATGCTCGCCGTGCCATTACGCCGCCGTCTCCATGTCGGCCAACCAGCCCGTCCCCTCCTCGTAATTCGCGGAGTTCGGGGCGTAGGCCGCAAGAATCTGCTGCTCCATATCGGCAAGAAGGTTCTGGTCGAAAGTCGCGTCCATCTCGTCAATGTTCTTCAACCGCAGGCCGACGTACTCCATAATCATGTCGTCCACACGCCCGCTCCACGGCATCGAGGAGGAGGTTGTGTAGGCGCTCACGTCGATTGTCGGGTAGTACCAGAGCGTAAGCGTCTCGGCGCTCGTGGGCGTCCCGGCGAGGTAGATCCGGCTGTTCGCCATGTCGATGCGGCAATAGGACAGAACCGCCTCAGACGAGCCCAGGCGCTCCCAATCCCGTTCCGTAACAAGGGTGAGCTGCGTGTGGTCGTCGTCCCGAAACAAGCCCATGAACACGTCGAAGTCCGTCACGGCGCTGTAGGACACGTACGCCTGTGATGCCGTTGTCGTCAGGGAGGCCGAGGACTTGGCGAATTGCAGGCCCGCCCGCTGCGCTACCCGGTTCGCCCGGCGGATCGCCTTCTTGAACAGGTTGAGGATCTGCGTATCCGTGAAACGGGTGGTGTCGTCGTCCGATACGTCCGTCCGCAACTCCGTGATGCAGGCCGAAATGAGGGACATGGCGACCTCCTACGAGTAAAACGCCATCGTCACAATCGTTCCGTCCGTGGGAGCGACGAGGCTGATGTACCCGGCATCGTCAATCGTGCGGAGTGTCGGGTTCAATTCGCTCCCGCTACCGTCCGTCACGTCCGCCGCCGGGACCGCCGCCGTCACGGAGTTTCCGCCGAACTTGGCGTAGAAATTCCCCGTCGCGGAGAAGAAGACCTTCTTCGCCCCGGACGGTACGGTGTGCCGTTCCGCCGTGCTGCCTGTCGCCAAAACACGGGTGTCGATGTAATTGCTGTACCCCATGCCCAGGCCGGTGTAGCGGTTGTTTCCGTCGTATGTCCACATGAGCGGTTTGATCGCCATGCCCTAGTCCCCCTTCACGATGATGTGTCCCGAACGTCCCGAATCGACGGGCGAGATGACGAACTGCGGATAGAGTTCAAGGAATCGCTGATAGTCCTTGCGGTCGTTGAGATTCCACCCGAGCACGTTTTCGTAGTACCAAACGAGTTCCGCCGGGATACTCGCGTTGAACTTCATAAGCCGTTGGTCAGACCACCCCCGCTGCCGCAGTTCGTTGTTCTTGCGGAGGAGCGAGACATAGGCGGACTCGGGGCCGATGTCGCAGATGAACTTCTGGTCGTGTTTGAACCCGTCGCCGGGGAGGTATTCGACCGTGCTTAAATCCTGTACGATCATGGTGTATCCTTTGTGAAAGGGGGCGAGGCCGAAACCCCGCCCCGCGTTGGTTAGCCGTTGTACAAGTAGCTGAGAGATGCGTTTCCCTTCTCCGTGCCGCACCGGAGCGTATAGGCCGTGCTGATCTGCACTATCTGGCTCAGGCCCGTGCGGGCGAGCTTCTCCACCTTCACCGGAATGAGGGTCAGGAGCTTCCAGAGGTCTTTCTGCAAGAAAAACATCCAATCGTAATACGTGTCGTCCGCCGCGATGTGCCGCTCCAAGTAGACCCGTGCCGTGCCGAAATCGTTCTCCACGAAATCGACCAAGGTCGTGATCTTCTTGTTCGCCATCTCGCTATTGATGGTGACGCGGTTCGCGCCGTTGAACTTGGAGATCCGCTGCTTCTGCGCTGCCGTGGCGAGAACGAAATCCACCTTTGCGCCCTGGTCCCACACCGCTTTCTGCCGCGCCGTGAAGATGTCTTCGGTCAGCAGGTTGGACGTGGCCTCCACGCCGCCGAAGGCGTACTTGTTCGTGGAGGTCGAGGCGTTCAACCAGTATTTCAATCCGTAGCTCTTAAACGTGTCGCTCGTGGAACCCGTGGCCTCGTTGATGAGGGTGTATTCCATGTCGCGGGAGAGTTCTTTGAGCTTCTTCGCCGTCTGGTAGGAGATTTTCCCCATGTCACCGGCGGTGTTCTGTGCTTCCAGAACGTCGGTGATGTCGAACCACTTGGCAGAGATGGTGATGTAGTTCGCCAGCCGCGTCCCCGCGCCGATCTGATCGGAGTTGGACGTAGCTCCCGAAGCCTGCTGGTTCAGAGCGGCAGACGACAGAGAGTCGGTCAGCCACTCGGTTTTGTACGAGCTGGTCTTCCCCTTCCCGATGTTGCTGATGAAGGGCGTCTCCGTCGGGTCGATGTTGGTAATCGTGTTGCTGAGTTCTTCGCGGATCGCCGTGGAGGTGAGTACCGCGATTTTCGAGGTCGTAGCCATTCAGTGTTCCTCACTTGAGATTGTCGAACCCAATCTCGTCGATGAAGGCTGCCAGTGCTTCGACGCTGCCGTTGGAGCGGAGGGCGGTCGCCCGTGCCTTGTCGATCCGCTGCCGCTTCTGGATGCTCTGCTCCGGTGTTTGGGGAGCGGCATTCGGACTGCCGAGGATCGGGGCCTTTTCCGTCCGTTTCACGGTCGTGGCCGGTTCCTTCTCTGCGAGAGGAGGTTCGTCGTTTGTCGTTGGGGTTGCCGGTTTTGCCCGCGCCGCCGCGATCTGCTGCTTGTAGTGCCCGAACATTTCGAGGTACGCCTGCGGGTCCTGGTCGAGTTGCGCGTAGGTCGTCTTCTGTAGCGCAGGCGGGAGGCCCTGGACGTACTTGATGATTTCCGCCTGCACGTCGCGGTAGTCCGGGTCAGCCATGACGGTCTGCCGGACCTGATTCAACGCGGTCTGCTTGTGCAGGGGGGCGATGTTCTGTTCCAGGACGCCCTTGATGCGTTCATCGACCTTGCGGAGAACTTCCTGCTCCGTCTCCCACTTGAGTTGGTCAATGGGGTCGTCAAACTGTGGTTTCTCCGGGGCCTTCTGCGGCGGGCGGAAATAGTTCCGTAAATGTTCGTTCAGGCCGGGGTCCGTCTGAAGCTGCTTGATGAGGGCTTCGTACGGGGCAAGAGAATTGTCTTTCTCCCGCCAATCCGTCATTTTCTGCTGGTAGTCGGCTCCCATCTGTGCGAGCGCCGTAAGCTGCTCGTCGTCAACCTCAAGCGTCTGGCCGTTGACTTTCAACTGTCGCTTTGCCGGTGCGGGTTGCGGCTGATCTTCCGGGGTTGTCTCCCCCTCCGTCGCCTGTTCCTCTTCCGGCGTTTCCGTGACCTCATCTTCCGTGCGCTCGGGAACAGCCGCGTCCTGGCCGTCCTGCGGTGTCTCGATGAGGCCCTTGAATGCCTCGAATCCTGCTTCGGTGAATGTCAGTTCCCCCGCGTCGTCAAACGTGAGGCCCTGCATGGGCTGTCCACCCATCTCTTCCAAATCCATGTGTTGCTCCTTTCGTAAAAAAAAGAGGCGCAACCCCCGTCAAGGGACTGCGCCTCTGCTTGTCAGATAGCGTATGTGCCTACTGCGTTACCGCACTAGACCTTTCTCCTTCTTGGTCCAAAATTTGATCTGGCCGTCCTCGATCTTGATTTCGATGTCCCCGAACCACCCCGCAGGGAGGTGGAGGAGAATCCGCAGGATGTACTCAAGATCGGAGAAGCTCGGCTTATCCATCCACATTTTCCGTTTCTGCCACCGGCTCCGTCGCCATGATCCTGTCGTACGTGTCGAGGAAACCGATTTGCATTCTGCCGTCGCCGTCCAGGGCCTTCGCCACCTTCCGAAGAATTGTCAGTTCCCCGTCCGTGAAGTCGAACTCCCGGCGGTAATCGATGGCATTCCACTGGTAATTGCTTTTCTCCGCGTCGAAGGTGATGCCATGCTCCTTGACTTCCCCCTCTTCAAAGGGGATGCTTTCAAGGAGGCTCTTGACAGAACGCATGGTCAGCGCGTTCCCCATCTTCGGCGCGTAGCCCTGTAGCGCGTCAAAAATCACAATCCTGTCGAGAATACTTAAATCCATGTCCTTCCTTTCTTACGAAGTGTAAACGTTGATGTAATACACCGTCCCCGGTGCCTCTCCATACGATACAGCAAACGGGATAGCGATTCCGCCACCAGACTTCGCGGTAGTATCGTTCAGGTCGTGAATGCTGTTGATGTCCAAAATAGCCGTCAGCTTGTTATCGAAGATGTTCGTGCTGAACAGGAACAGAGATCCAGGATCGGAACCGTCGTCAGCGACGTAATGAAACCGTCCGCCCATAATCATTTTCGCTGCCGTCGCCGTGATGCCGGTCGGCAGATAGATGCCGTCATTGCGGACAGCGACAATGCCGGAAGGTGTTGAACCGGCGGCGAAGTTAATCCATGTGGAACTTGCGCACCCGTAAGGACCGCCCATCGCACCGCTGAAAATGGCATTGATTTCCACGACGCCGTACCCGTCTTCGTGCGCTGCCGCCGCCACAGACCCATCAAGTTTCATCGCCCGGCCCGTGGTCGCGTGGAGCGTCGATACCGTGCCGGTGATGCCGGTCCCCGTGGCCGCAAAGTCAAGCGCCGTGGTACAGGAGTCAACATCAATCGCCGTCGTTGCCGCCCCGGTGATCTTCAGACCAGCTACGCTCGTTCCCGCAATGAGAATCGCCGTCCCTGTCTGCACCCCGGAGATATTGATGCCGTTCGTGGAGGTCGCGCCAATCTCGATACCGTCAACCACCGTGCCGCCGCCGATATAGACACCATCCGTGGCATTCCCGGCAATCAGGAGGCCCTTTGTGACATTCCCCGAGACATTGATGGCATTCGTGCAGGCCCCGATTTCTATGGCATCGACCACGGTCCCGCCACTGATCTTGATGCCGTCCGTGGCGTTCCCGGAAATGCTGATGCCCGTGGTCACGGCACCGGCAAAACTAAGGCCCGTGGTGCAGGCGTTCAGGGTAATGCCCGTCGTCGCGGCACTCGCATCAATATAGATGCCGTGCCCGAAGGCTACCCGCGTCCTGCTACTGTCCGACCAGTTTGTGTAGTCGTACAGACCGACGTACACACCCGCAACAACACCCGTCTGCGTCAGGGAAGAATCGAAGTCGCTGTAGGTGGCGAGACCGGCAAGGACGTGGTTCGTGTTGACCGTCACCGCGCCGCTGTTGCTGATAACGCCGAGAACCGGAGCACTCACGCCGTACCCGCCGAGGGTCTGCGTTCCGCTCGCCCGGACAAGTTCCATGCGCCCGTGAACGGCGGAAACCACCTCGTCGTTCCATTTCGCGTTGTACGCCTTGATCTGCCCCATGACGGCGTGTACCCGCACGTCGCCGCCCGTGTGGTCGGTCGTCAGGAGTATCCGCGTAAGATCTCCCCGAAGGTCCGGTACGCTGCCGCTGCCGTACAGCACCGCCCCGGCGTCATCGACGTACAGGCGGCGGATTGCCGTCTGTGCCCCGCTCCGCTGAAGTACCATACCCCCGCCCGATGTGGTTGACTTGAAATCGCCAACCCGCAGCGATGCAACCGGGGGCAACCCGTCCTGATTCAACATCGTCAAATTCTGCATGCTTCATTCTCCTCGTTTCTGGCCGAGGCTTCTTCCACCTCGCTTTCTCCCGGCGGCTTCCATCCTTTCCGGGTCTGTAGTTTCCTCTTCCGGCTCACCTTCTTCTGCTTCCCGGCGGCTATCTTCTCGCCAAGCAGACGGCTAATCCGCTCCTCCGCTACTGCCAGGACGGCACGGGTAATTTCGTGCGCCGCCCGTTCCGCCTTGATCTCGTCTTCCAACCTGTGCACTTTTTGCAACAGTTGCCGAAACTTAGGGTCATTCTGCACCCGCTGCCCGAACTGCCCCTCCTCGTTAATCTCGATCACAGCAGGTCAATCCCTTCCCGGTTGGCGGGAATCTCCCCGTCAATCCGCTGTTTCGCCATTTTGCCGATTTCGACATCAGTCTCAATAACCTTGAGAATCATGTCATGCCCCTCAAGTTGCGCCTTGAGTACCGAGAACCGCTCCCGTTCATCTGGTTGCAAGCCGAGGATTTGCGCGCATAACCGGAGGCGTATATTCTCTAAGACCTCGCGGTAATACTTCCCATCTCCATCAATGAACCGCAGGAACTCTTCCGCCTGCTGCCCGCGCAGCCACAGGAGTTCGTCGCCGGTGAACTCTATCTTGTCAGGCTGCTCCATGCTTCACCATGTGGTCCAATCCCCGCGCAATAATGATAGACAGCTTCGTGAGGGCATCCTCAATGTTCATATCGTTCAAAAATCTCACCGGGATTCCAATGGTGACAATTTGTTTCCCGCCCTTAATGAGATATGCGGCAAAGGCTCTCGTCGTCCCCGTGTCATATCCGAATGTGATGTGTATGGCATCGCCGCCCTTAAAAACCGACGCCAATTCTTCCGGTGTCACCGTGCATGTGTAGACTTTTTCAGGCTGCTCGCTCAAAATGCTCCTTCACAAACTTGACCAGCTTCGCCATCGTCTGGAATACCTGTTGTTCGCCCCTGACGGGCATCGTATCAAAGTGGTGACGAGGATCTTCCATTACGATCCAACCATTCCCGACAGGTTCGATGAATATCGCGCTGCCCTTCTTCATGCGTTCCTTTCTGCCCCTATTGGGGCGTCTCCTGTGGTTGAGGCGGGGGGCCTCCCGGTGCGGGAGGTGGCACACCCGGAGGCCCTTGCTGCATCGCCGCCTGCTGTTGCTGCATCATCTTCTCCATGTACTGCTGCTCCGTGAGCATGCAGTCATCCATCTTGAGCCCGAGCACCCGGTACTTTTTCTTCTGCGCCCGGATAACGTGGATCGGCTCCATGATCCCCATTGCAATCCCGGCCTGCGTCGCAAACTGGATAAACAGGTCCATCTGATTCGCCACGGCCTGCTTCTCGGACGGGCTTGTACCGATGTCGATTTCGATGTCATACTCCCCGTCCAGGTCGCCGGGGTTGATCTCGATGCCCTGCCCCAGGAGTTTTACCGGGTCTTCGTTCGGCCATTTCTGGTTGATGAAGATAAAGTCCCGCACCACGCCGCGCATGGGGCCGTTGCCGAGAATCGCGGCCATCATGCGAACACGCTTCTCGGAGGCGTTGAAAATTGCCGATATGCCCGTCGCGGTTTTGTTGAGAGAGGCAGCATCCCGGCCCTGGTTGTACTTCGTGACGCCCGTCTCCTCCTCCACCTCGTCCTTCATGAGCTGATAGGCTTTCAGGATGAACTGATCGGGAGGGGAGAGGGCAACTTCCCCGAGCTTCTGCGGATCGCCCTTGATCGCCGCGAAGGGCTTCCGGTCCTTCAGCATCTCAAACATCTGCGTGTCGGACGTGACGGGGTTCCGGTAACACGACTGAGCCGCGCTGTCCTGAATGAGCCGCAGGAGGTTCGTCATAATGCGCTGGTCGTTGTCCAGGATCGACGGCATGGCGATGCCGGTAATCTTGTGGGCTTCGGGGTTCACGCTACCGATACGGAAGCAAGGGCGCTTGTAGGGGTTCTCTTCGACGCGGCAGACAATATCACCGCACAGGTCAACGATGGCGTGTTCAAGGAGGCCGTCCCCGTCCAGGTCCAAGCGGCAGTAGCACTCCGTGACCTTCTTCATCCGCCCGAGTTCGTTATCCGCGTCGGCGTTTATGTCGATCTCCGCTACGTCATCCACGCCGATGAGGATTTCAAAACTGTCAGGTTTCAGGGAGGGGCGTTCCGGCTCGTCTCCGTATTCCAGGACTTTCGCATACGTCCCCTTCTTATAGATCCCCGCCCGCTCACGCTTGCGGATCTCGTCCATCGTGACGTTGTATTCGTGGTAAACGAGACGCCCCTTGATGCCACCGAAGTCGTCTATCTTGCAATCCGGCGAGAATCCGAACTCCCAGGGCGGAACGACCTCCTTGTAGGGACCGGCATAGTTTACGACGCGGCGACTGACCTTGACATTCTCGTAAGCGGTCTCTCCCGTAACGGCGTCCTCTGCCTCCGTGTACTTCGTGACCGTGGTCCCCGGCTGCTGTAATATCTGCATCATTTCGTCGGCAGACAGGCGCGGCACCACCTCACTCTCTAGGTCGAAGTCCTCCTTGTACGTGACCTTGAAGACGGCGTAGTGGTAGATTTCCGCGTCGTAGATGAAGTCGTACGACTGCCGGAACCCATCCTGTTTGCGAAACATCTGGTAGTAAATGAGCTTCTGGAAGGCGTTGGCCCGTTCCTCGTTCTCCCCACGGAGGGTGAAGAAATCCTCGTTGAAAATCTCCATGAGGGTCGGCAAGGTGGATCGGAGGTTGTTGGCGATAACCGGGGCGACGGACTGGCTCCACCCCTCGCGTTCGTTCCCGTACTTCTCCCCGCGATAGCGCCGGTAGTAGTCCTCCCGTTGCATCCCGAGGGTATCCTGCAACTGCTTGGCCTTGTCGATGTCCGGCTTGATGGCGTCGTAAATTTCCGCGTCACTTATCTTGATCTTGTCGGCCATCCGGGTGCTCTCCTTGTATGGAGGCCCCGGCTTGTCCGATAGCCACGTTGCATCATTACCCTATCCTGCACTTGTCCTTCACCAGCGGGTCATCCTTCCCGCGATACTCGACACACGCTATGGGGCGGTCTGCGTAAATCCGGCACCCGACGCCCTCCTCAAGATGCTGGCACACACTCGGCACGTAAATGCGGTAGAACTCCCGCCCGTCCTCAAGAATCGTCTTGAGTATCTTGCATCCCCGCGCCGGGAAGAACTGCAGCGCCTTTCCCGACATGACGGGATACTGCAATCCTACCCACTTGCAGCACTCGTGGCCGCACTGGATGCATGCCAGCTTGTCGACTGCGGCCTTCTCGGCGGCTGATTCACGGATGCGGTCGCTCACAGCAACACGCTCCTCTGCTCTCTCACGTTGTAGTTGATCTCCGGGTACCACTGAGTGTCGAGGAGGGCCAAACGGTACAGGCACTCCGTGAAATCGTCCTCCACCTTCTCCGGTTTGAACGTCTCAGGGTCAAAAGACAGGTCTTCCGTCTGCTGAATCGTGATCGGGCAGTCCCGGAAGAAATACAATCCCGGCATTTCGTTCTCCGTCCATAAGAGACCGTTCACGAGGGCGATACCGTTGTCCTTATCCTTGCTCGCCACGTCCAAGCTGATGCCGTAGGCCCCTAACGTCTCCTCCAAAATGGCATACACGGTTTGGTCGTTGTTCGTGTCGCCCTTCGCCAAGGGGTCGATGACGCACTTCCCGACGCGAATGTTGTTCTGCTTTACCCACCGGACGATTTCCTCACCCACAAACTTCGGATTGCCACGCAAATGCAATTCGTGGCACACATATTTGAAGTTGTTCCGCGCCGTCGCCAGGAAAACCACCGCCCACGGGCGGCTCGGGTGAAAATCTATGCTGATGTCCACGATCCAATCCAAAGGAACCTTAAACGGCTCACGCACATGCTTGTCCCGATCGAAATTGTAGAACACCAAGGTGTCAACATCGTCAGATTCGCCCTCAAGTCGCACCTTCCGCTCCTTCGCGGACAGCTTACTTGAGAAGTCGTCAATGCCTTCCTGCGTGAGACCATACCCCAGGTTGTCTCTCGTGGCCCCCCGGACGTTGAAAATACGCGGATCGGGACTGCCGTTCTCCAATCTCGCCCTGATGATCTCCCTCCTCACCCATCCTGCCGAAATAAGGGTCGCCGTGAGCAATTCGCGCCCCATCCGGTCCACCAAACCACGGGCATTGACGATACGGATGTCGCGTTTCGGCGGCTCATCGTAGATAACAAGGTCTCCATCCCACCCCTCTTGCAGTCTCGATTCCTGCTCGTTCGACCATATCTCCAATGTGCTGCCAGAAACCTTGTCCTTCCAGTTCGACTCGATCCCCTGGTTGTTCTTCTTCGTATCCACGGGGCGACACTTCGGCCACAAAAGCTCTAATTTCGGCAGCAAAACGGTCTTGATGTGACTTTCCCATCCCTGGCCTATCCATCGCACCTTCCGGGGCTTCTTGTGTGGGAACCATATCGGCTTATCGTTCCACAACCATTTTCCCGCCATCACGCAAATGGCGATTATGGCCCCCAAATGTGTCTTGCCGAGACGATTCCCCCCGGTAAGCGTGAAAACCTTGTATTTCGGATCTTCCCAAGCATCCAAAATAAGTTTCTGCTTCGGATTCGGAGGGGTAAAAATCTTCTCCTTAGCCAGATCCTCAATAAGAAATTCATGCTCCCGCCGCTCCCGAAACGCATAAATACGGTTTGCCTTGTAAAAATCCGCCATCTCCAAGGATCGCTCTGCAACTTCCCTCTGGAGCTTTTCGATCTCCTCCTTGGACAGGGGCTGCTTAGGCTTCGGCATTGCGCTTCATCTTGTACAAATGCCTCTTCTTGATCTTCCGCTTCCGTGGAAGTTTCGCCGCGTACCTCATAAACGGTGTTGGAGACGGGTCCAGGTCGCGTATCGCATCATCAAATGGCAACCCATTCCATAGCAGCCATGTGAGGAGGTCTATTACTGCGCTACCGTCCCCCCCGTCACGTTGCTGTCCTTCGCCAGCAGCCCGAGAAGCGCCAACCCGATCACCCCAATGGCCGCTCCCAAATCCTGCGAAAACCCCATCATGGGCAATATCTGCCCCAACCCAGCCAGCAACCCCGCCAAACTTGTCTTCCAACTTCGCATCCCTGTTCTCCTTACGGTTTGATGCCCAATGACCGCAAATGGCACTCTAGGCATACCCAATATTCCCTGCCTACCTGATACGGCCCCATCTGACGGCCCAAATACACCGTGCTGTTTTGCTGCTCATCATTCTTGACAACGTAAACCATACCGATAGCCATAGGTCCGCCGTACTCGTTCTCGAGATCCTTCCCGCAAACATCACATGACTTCATACTGTCCCTTTCTACGGGTTCTCTTGTATCCACACCGTCAACGCAGCCAACAAGTCCGCCCGAAACTTGTCCGTATACCTGCTCACCACGAAACCCGGAACCTTCGTCGGTTGGTCGCTCCCAAAGATACGAAACACCTGCTGCATCTCCTCCGTGTACCCCCCAGGCGCAGGCACCGGACTCACTCCCAACAGATCAGCCACCTTCGCAGCGCAAAAGTCCCGGCAAGCCTTCATCTTCTCCGCAGCCAGGGCAGCACCCCGCGTCTGTACGATGTCGTTAAACTGCGCTCCGGTCGCCACCTAGCACCCCTTCCCCTTACCTTTACCTCCACCTTTGCCCTTACCTTTGCCCTTCTTCGCCATCTGGATCACCTCCCTTCACAATGACCTTGACATAGAACGAATGTTCTGCTATTCGCGCGTGCGCGCCCACGCGCGTTATGAAGGTACTTATTCTTTATTATATAGGGAAAGACCTCAAATTTTACTGGTTGTGGATAAGCTAATTCGCTTATCATTCCGCCTATCTCCAAACTTCTATCAACAGGCTATCAATAGGGTTATCAACAGGTAACCTTTTTATGTTTTCGTGCCCGGAGAGAGAAGTATAACGAAAACCGGAGATCGGTCTACCCCAGGGCACCCCTCCCCGGGGGTCTGCGCCTGCCTCCACCGACACGTCCAGGATCGCGCCTTCCCTCCACTTTACCCTCGTATTCGGCCCTTCTCCTCCACTGCTGATTTCATGGTTTACATAATACTTACTATGTGCCATTGCCGTTATTCCTTAGGTTCAACAATATCAACCACTTGCGTGGTGGAGGATAAATTCCCTGCCTGTCTTAGCCTCTCAATTGCCTCTAAGAGACGTGCATCCTTGACCCTTTGCTCGACTATCTCGGTTGCCTGCCCACGGATGACACGTATCTTATCCTCTAGTATGCCTACGCCTGTCAGCTTCTGCAGGCCGCTCATGGCTTTTATGTCATCGGGACAGAGGGAGTTTAGGAGATCCCGCTGGACATGCTCAAATACTGAATCCTTAAAATCACGGTAGTTATCCAACCCATCGAGATCGGCTTTATCCAGGTGGTATTTGACGGTTTGCTGTGTGCATCCCAACAGAGTGGCTATCTGTTGCTGTGTTAATCCCTTTGCCCGGAATGCCAGGATCTGCGCTACTGGTATGCCCTTGTTCGCTGTGGGTGCTGGTGACGTTGCCGGAAGCTGCTGTCCCTGCGTCATTATCTCAGTCTCCCGCACAGAGGGCAGCGTTCGTTTGCTGGTCGGTTGTTTTCGCGGTTGTCTTGGTGGCACAATGGGCAGCACTCCGATTCATCATCGTAACCATGCCTCATATAAGAGGAGGCGCGGCGGGTAAGGTTTGCTTGTATTTTCTGGTCCGTGTCCGTTCCCCTTGCTCCTCAGGGTATACCTATTACATACCATGTTATTGTGTGCCGTTGCAAGGACAAACCACAAGATATAGTGTTAGGCCAGGCTAACATAGCGGTTTGTCGGAAAACTTTACACTTTCTGAAATTGGCACCTTTGCTTAGAGGTGAGCGGGTTTGCGGTGATTTTGGCTACTGAACGGGCGTTCTATGTCGGATTTCTTTACACCAGATATTGTGGTTTGGGGCGAAATCTGTAAAGTTTCTTTACGATTTTGGTATGGCGGGAATGTTAGGCATGCCTAGCAAATTGGCGAACCCTTGCAAATACGGTGTGTTGTATGTTGGCGTGTATTATGGCACGTAAGGTGCATAGTGTAAGGCAACAACGCGAGGAGGTGTGAGATGGAAAAGTACTCGATAGCATGGAAAGAGGAACAACAACGTAAGCACGGCGGGTGGGCGCAAAAACACGATGATGACCGGTGGGGATTTATCTGGAAATGGCATTACATCCAATACGGAACCGAGTATAGCACGGGCGCGTATGATCTAAAGCGACAGTGCGAGGCAAACCATAAGCGGTACTAATAACCCCGCTGCAACGGGCCAAAAACAGGAGGAAAGGAAAATGGAGGCGAACATGGTTGTAATCGAAAAGCGGAATAAGTGGGATAATTACGTGGAGAAAATGAACTGGCTACTCAAGGCGCGCTCAAAAGCAGACGCGAAGGTCAACAATCCATATTTGTACGTAAACGTACGGGACGGCATCGCCGCATGCACTGACGGTCACCGTCTGCACATCATGGATTTGGAAGCGGCGGAAATTCCCCTCATTCCCGACGGCGATTATGAGGTGTTTGAACAGAAGAAAACCCGCGTTGTGCTTCGCAAGGCAGACGGTGTCAATTTCCTCGACATTTGGCGGATCTTTTCTGACAGGCCAACAAACGGGCATTATCTGTCTGTACATGATTACTCGGAACGCGGCAGTATGCTTACCACGGCAATCATTGAGCTTCATGACGCAACAGGCGGACAACGGTACAATGCCGATTACGTCAAAGATGCGATGTTTCCGGGCGAATACAAAATCGAATGTCACCCGTGTCATGGCACCCAAGTTGATATGAAGATGGCGGTAATCGGAAACGAGGAGATGATTTCCGTAATCATGCCATACCGCCACAACTAGCCGGCATAAAAAACGCCGGGGGCCTGCAAACCCCCGGCACCTAACTTGCCCTTGCGGGCACCAAAAACAGGCTCCCTCGTATACCACGGGGGAGCGGAAAGGGGAAGGGAAATGAAGAAGACGCTGACTCACGACGAGGCAAAGAGGTTCATCGAGGACGAAAGTGAGAGGCTTTGTGTTGCGCGCCTCGGCTATATTCCCGCCGTATGGTACACGGGCGGATCAGACCACAACGACGACAGGCTTGTTGCTGACGTTGACGGCAACGATCTCGTTGTCGGCGATGGAAACATGCGCGAGGTCTACAGCGGCGACCTCACGGAAGAGGCACTGGGGTCGTACGTCAAAGACTGGCTTGATATGCTGTGGGACTCGCACAGTAGTGATGACGATGAGGAGGGCTAACATGGAAGCGAAGCACACACCGGGACCGTGGCACATTGCGGAATATGGTCAGGATAATGACGGAAATCCCAAATATTACGGGATAGTAAGGGGAGACGTTACTATTGCCAACTTAGGAATGTCTACAAACGAAAACGCAAAGGAGAAGGCCGCCAACGCCCGCCTCATCGCCGCCGCGCCGGATCTCCTGGCGGCTGCGAAAACCATTACTGACTGCGTGGCGCTGGAACAATGGATGTGGGATGATTTACGCGCCGCCATCGCCAAGGCCGAATGCCGGGAATAGGAGGGGAAACCATGACAATACCCTTGTACTACCACAAGACAGACGGCGGGGCGGAATACCTGACGGACAAAGGCATGATTTGCCAAGACGGGCGGACGATTGGCGTCTTTCAGGGCGCTCGCTATATAGTCCGCATAGACGGAGACATTAGACACGATGCAGAATTGACGATTAGGGAGGAGGCTTAACATGTCTCGGATAAATGGTTTTCGTAACCAGAGAGGCAAGATAAAAGCATACCGAGCATCCGGCCGCATGTTTGGGGAAACATTCCATACCGGCAGATCATGGGGGAAGCCATACCGCCCGCCGGACGTAGAATGCCCCGGATGTGGTTGCCTGCTTTCCTGGTATACCGATCCGTGCCCGTGCGGGAATACTCACGAAATTTTGAGGAGGAGACAGGAGGGCTGACCATGCCACCAAAGGATGAGGTACATTTCAACATGCAGATGCCAGAGTCGATGAGAGACGCCATCGAGGAGGAGCGCCTACGCATCCGCCGGGAGGAGCGCCGGGCGATAAGCGCGGGAGAGGTCGTGAGAATCGCCATTGAGGAGTACTTGATTCGCAAAGGGTACAGGAGGGATGGGTAGAGATGAAGAAAGAGCATTTACCATCGGAAGAGGCTGTAGGATTGAGAGGCCCCGCACTTTGCGGCAGATGGGCACATTATCTGACAGGTGACCATCGGTTGACGAGGATGTTGGCTGATGTCGATGCGTCTCATGTCTGCGCAACCTGCAGAAAAATGCTGAGGGAACGGAGAGCGGCGGGTATACGACGCTAATCATCCAGAACGCTCAATTTTGACCCCCCTTGCCCCTCTCCGGAGGGGCTTTCTTTTTTTGCCTCAAGCTCAGCAATCTCCTGCATCGTAATGGCGATGAGCTGCCGCTTGAGCAGGATGCGACGCTCTATTTCCTCAACTGTCAACTTCCACCACCTCCACCTCTAATTCTATGCTATGGTTGTCGCTCCCCGGCTTAAACATGCCCATGACCCATGCCGGATCAACACCGTGACGCTTTGCCAGGTAGCGGCACATGAGCAACCACGCTTGTTCCCTCGTGTAGGCATACCGCCGCACAATGGGCATCTCGCCCCTGTAGTTAAAGACGCCTTTCCAAAGCTGCTTTACCCGCGCTGCCATGAGTCCCCTACCGGGCTGATCTTGTGCCCGCCGATAATTTTTACATTGCGCCACAGGCCGCGCACCGGATAAGGCACACGGGGGAACTTGGCATCGGCAATGCACACCTTTGTCTGAGATTGTGCCTCGTCAAAATCCAGGGTTAGATACAACCGGGCTTTCTCCATGCTGAACTCGGCACCACGACCGAGAGATTGTCCCTGTTTCTTCTGTAGGGCGACGATAGCAATACCGTCTTTCAGCTTCTCGTGGATCGCCCGCAGCGGTTTGCCGATCTCGTAAAAGTTATCGTGTACCTCAAGGAAATCAATGATATACAGTTTCTTGTCTCCGTTTATAACGTCCTGGTAATTGTCGTGACGATGAAATGTCTTTATCTTGATTTCGTCCTTCCGGGTAAAACCAAAGGCGCGCATCCGGTGCGTGTACTCGATGTCACCCATTTCTGAATTGTAATACTCCACGGGGAGCTGGTGTTGATTGGCAATAGCGATGTTGAGGAGGAGGGCCGTCTTTCCCGCTCCCTTGCTCCCGGCAACGATTATCAAGTTCTTTGCGTACACTTCACAGAGATCGTTGAGGCCGAGCGGGAGCCAGAGGGGGAAGGCTTGGGTTGATGCGTCCTCTTGTTCGATAAATTGCACCTCGTCAAGATCCTTGTTGATGATACGATAAAACCCGGTATTGCCGGAGTCAACCTTTTCAGCAACCGACCGTGAAGCAAGGCGGAGCAATGCGCCCCGTGCCGCGCCCTTCTCTTCCTTTGTGGTGAGACGCAAGTCGTTATAGATGTCGGATAACTTTGCCCCTGCGGAACCACGGAAATAAAGCAAGTCCTCAACTTCTTGAGTGATATTACGCTCTTGCTTGTATCCGCTCGATGCAAGAAGCTCCTCATGCTTGATGAGGATTTTTTCTCTAATGATTTCAGCATCTTCCGCGCCGCTAACCAAGGGAGATTTATCGGTCGCGCTCTCTAAAGAGCGCGCTCCCTTATATAAAGAAACTAACACTCTATAGGAGGTGTCAAAACTAGCGCCCCCCTTCAAAAGGCACTCAATTACATGATCTTCAAAAACCAAAAAATCACCAGTACTTATATCGTTTTCAGTCATGCTTGATGGCCTTTAGTTTGTTACTCGTCTGTTACTGGTTTGTTATTATCCCGTTACTTTTGTTACTCTACGCATATTTGTTACGGTTGTTACTTAAGTTACGGTTGTTACATCTCCATCATAGCGTCGTACAGATGCTCCAACGGATACGTGTACGGAATCACCTCCATGCGCCCACGCTCAGGGATTTTGATTACAAGGCCGCCGATGGTAGGCTGAGAGAACGGCCACCTGCTCGCATCTTTTATCGGATGCCAGAACTTCCAGGAAGGAGCCTTGACCATGATCCGGTGCGCCGTCGAGGTGATGAAAAATTGATGGTCATGCGCGCTCAATACGAGGCCGGGAGATATGCCGGTTTTATGCTGCGTCGAACTTATGTAGAGGGACCACCTATCCAAAGGCCCGGCCTTGTAAATCATCCCGCCGCTGATCTTGTGCGTGAGGAGCACGGTTTGTTCCGTGTCTGCCGGGTGCCATACCCCGAGGTAGCCGAAATAGTGCCCATGGCACCCCGATTGCGCCTGTACCTCTCCGCAGATGATCCGCTCGATCATAACGTCCTGGCTGCCGTGGTATTTACTCCCTTCGACGCAGAGGTAAATAGCCTCTGCTTTCTTGACCTCCGGGGCGATGAGGGACACGACCGCCCTGATCTGTTCGTCGAGGTCTGGTGTCATAACTCCATTGTGCGATCCGTGCTCACGGGGAGAGTATCCCTCAATAGACTCAGCTAGGTTGATGACGTAATCGGCTCCCGCCGCGTGGCTCCAAAAGTCCCGCCAATACTCCAAGAGTTTTAACTGTGCGGCATTGGCTGCAATGACGTTCCCACTGTTGCAGACGTGCTCACGAGGCCACAGCGCGGCGGGGTGCCCGCAGTGAATATCCGCGATGACAGCGGCGATGGCGCTCATATCGTCACCGGGTTTTTCAGGTTGTGCATGACCTGCTTGAAAGCGTCGTAATCAACCCGCGACACCTCTCCCCGGAACCGCAATCGCAGCACGCTCATCCGGTTGCGAACGGAATTAGAGTTCCTGTCGGGGAATACCTTGAGACATTCCTCCATTCCTCCGCCGGCACTGATAATCTCAGTTAAAACCTTGTCCTCTTCATCGCTCCATAGCTTCCCGGCCATGTCATCACCTCCTTTGCAATCTGTAAGTCGCGCTTACAACTTGCACATTATCGGCAAGCGCCGTTGTGCTGAACAAAACCGTGTGTCGTCATTCCCTAACCGCCACTTTGCGACGCCTCAAACCGTCTCCCTCCAAAGCAGAGAGCAAGAATTCAACTTCCCTCTCACGATACGACTCAAATGGTGTTGGAATGCCATCGTGATAAACCTCACCGCTCCGGTGTTTTGGTCGCCCGTGGCGCACCTCATAAAGACTCCATCCGTCCGGTATTTCATCGTCTTCTTCCATTAAATTTGGTTCGGTGAGAAATATGCGCCAATGCCCAAGTGCGCCATTACGTCGAGACCTTTTCTTTTTATCGTAAAGCAGATCATGGCGGCGGGTCTTTGCCTCAACAACAATGCACCACCTGTTTTTCCATCCAATAACGTCTGGCCTCTCGCCGCTCAGTTTATGGGCATTTGGTTCGACCAACACGTACCGACAATAAAGGCTTGTTCTAAGCCATTTTTCGGCTATAATTTTAAGTTCGTCGTGCGTCATCTCTACATTCAGCCTTTAGCTTTCTTGCGAAGTCTATGATTTTATCCAGGTCTTTGATGTATCGGTCTCCGGTAATGCGGATATTCCTGAACGCATATTTGATAATGGAACAAAGAGCGAAGTGGCGAAAGGCCCCCGCTGCCCGATAAAGGTCAATCGGCTCGACGCTGCCCGTCTTGTAGTGCTCTGATCCTTCCTGCTTGAGGGCATCCCATGTATCGTCCCCGTAGTCGGCGCGTATCGCACTTGTTACCGATCCCCCGCACCCCGACAGTTCCCGGACAAGCTCCTCGTTGGAGGCGGTGCGTTCTTTGTGCTGTATTAAATGTGAGCAGCAATCAAGACGATCCCCCGCATAACACTGCCATACCTGCCCTGCTTGGCGCTGGTATCTGCAATGCATCGTAGATGAGCATTCCCCTTTATAGCTTTCCATTCCGCTCATGATCCCTTCCGCCCTCTTCAGCACCTCCGGCTTGAGCCGGGAGTCCTCCCATACGTTACCCATTTACACCTCCATAAATCGTATCATAAGCATACACGGCGACCGCCAGGGCCGCCCTCTCATGGCTCTTGACCCCGTACAACAGGCCGGGAGACTTCTTGGTTCCCGGCTGCCCGAAGCGGTCTGTCAGGGCCGCCCACACGTTCGTGTCCTTTGCCCGTGCAGAGCCGCACAGATGCAATTTGATGTCTCGCCGGTAGCAGAGGGTATAGGCGGTATCGTCCTTGAGACATTCCAGGAACCGACCTATCCACAAGCACGTTTCAAATGTCTCCCGTCCTACCGCCATACCGTATGAGGCGATCATCTCCACGGCGAAAACGTCAATTACGCAGGCTTTTTTGTACTTGCTGATGAGGTCGCGCATTGCGTAGTTGTCGAGGATGTTGTGTCCCCGTACTTGCTCTCTATCCCAAACAACGTACGCCGACTTCTCTGGACCAGGATCAACGGCAAAGATACACTTGCCTTGCCGCGCCTCCTCCCGCTGCATCGTCATACCGGCTGGCATCATTCCTCCTTTCTTGGTCCCGGCGCCCTCCGCGCCGCCGCCTTGCACAGGCACCAGCACCAGCCGAGGAACAGGGATAGGGATATGGCGGCGGCTAGGGTCAAGTCTCATCTCCTCCATCAAACAGCGCTGATTGTTTGCCCCGCACCGCCAGCATCTCCATGTTTTTGATTGATTGCCGCCAATACGATTCTTTTAATTCGATCCCTACCCCATATCTCCCCATTGAAACGGCCGAATAAACCACGCTCCCGATCCCGCAGAACGGATCAAGCACGGTGTCGCCCTTCGCGCTCCACAATTCCAGGCAGCGTTCTATCGTGTCTAACTGCAAGGGGCAGACGTGCTTTTCGTCGTCTTCTTCCCGCGCAATCTCAGACGACAAAACACGGGTCTGTCGAATGTCGAACCATACCGGCGATGCGTACCGCTGCCATATCTCGTGGCTCATTTTGTTCTTTCGCTGATCCTCATGGAAATTCGTGTTTTCAAAAGGCCGCTCCCCGATGTATTCCGTGAACCCCCTCAACCTGCTTATTGGCACGGGGTTGTCTCCCGGCTTCCGCATGACAATGATATAGTCAGGCAATCCTTGGGCGCACCGGGACGAATCCTTGACGACCTGCTTATGGGCGAGAGACAAGACTTTTGTTCTCACGGCCTGGACGAGCGGGTCTTTCCAGATACAGATTTCCGAGTGGAAGATAAAACCATGGTCCTGAAACAGGCGGATAAGATCGCCACGGAAATCATGGACGCCGATAAAACCGTCATGCTGAATTGTCGCCGGGAGGTTCATGCAATGGATACAGATGAGGCGGCCCGGCATGATCACCCGGTAAAGTTCCCCAACAAGAAACCGGAAGTGGTCAAGAAAATCGTCTTTCCCCCGGCAGTTGCCCATGTCACGGATAGAGTTTGAATAGGTAAACAACGATGCAAACGGTGGGGAGAAGATTGAAAGGCCGATAGTCTCATCCTTGATGCCCTTGATGACCTCGATGTTGTCCCCCAAGTGAAGTTCGTAATTGTCCTTCGCATAAACATCTTCGCGATAGGCAAACTCAGCGTGAGAGATTTGCCGTATCTCCTCCGACGATATGTCCTTCATGTGAGTTACCATCTCTTCCCGCATACGCAGCGCGTCAGCCTCCTTTCGCTTCACGTTATCGACGACGTTACCCTCTGTGTCCGTGGTGATGATATGGCAGTTCACGGGATTGGTCTGACCGAAACGCCAGCATCGCCGGATCGCCTGATAGAATTGCTCATAGGAATCGGAGAGACCGGCAAAGATGACGTTATGGCAGCACTGCAGATTTAACCCGAATCCAGCTATCTTGCTCTTCGTCACAAGCACGCGGTTGGCGCCGTTGATAAACCCCATCAACAACCGCTCCTTCGTCTCATCGTCTTGTGATCCAGTGACTTCCACGGCATCAACGATTGATTGCGATATTGACTCACTCTCTTTGTTCAAGTCGCACCAGACTAACCACTGCTCGCCGTTGTTTACGAGATGCCCGATAACGTCCACCTTCTCCGAGATGGAGCCCCGTCGCGCCTCCCGCCGTTCGTTCAATGTCTCTGCGCGCATAGGGAAAAGTGCCCCGTCTTGCGCCTTCCCGAACTCAATAACGGTTTCGTAAATATTGAGCGGCGGCAAAATAAACCCGTTATCATCAAACCCCAATTCAGACGGACGGGTCAACATGACAGCCCATGAACAAAGCCACTGCCAAAACTTCTCTTCCCCGTGGCCCTTCAGCCGCCACGTCCCCACGTTCGACGTGTCATTGATGAAAAAGGTTGACAGCATTTCGGGACGGGTCAACACGTTCAGAAACTCACTATGGTTTCCGAGTTCCGTGAAGTCATTCGGTGATGGCGTAGCGGTGCATGCCAATTTGTATGGCGTGGACCGGAACGCTTCGATGATAAAATTGCGGTACTTCGATGCAAACGATTTTAAGATTGACGACTCATCAAGAACTATGCCCGCAAACACTCCGGGGTCGAATTTGTGCAACTTTTCATAGTTCGTGATATTAATGCCGCCCGTTACGTCATCGGCTGATTCGCATAGTGTGACGACAATGCCAAACTTCTCGCCCTCCCGTTGCGTCTGACGCGACACGGCAAGCGGGGCAAGGATGAGCACTGGGGCACTTGCATACTCGCAGACAAGACGTGCCCACTCAAGCTGCATCGGCGATTTACCGAGCCCGCAATCGGCAAAGATGGCTGCCCTTCCCCTACGACATGCCCACCTGACAATGGCTGCCTGGAAATCAAATAGCATGGGGTTGATGTTTTCCGATTCAAACCCCGTTGCTTTATCGATGATCTCCTTCTTCGCCAAAAACGCCCTATACTCTCTCTCTCCATGACTCTCCTCCTTGGATTGAATTCGTGGAAAAGAGATATAAGGAATCTCTGTATTGGTCAACAAGAGGCTCATATTTCCCCCTCCTTGTAAACAACCCGGATGCCGAGTTCCAACGCCCGCGCAATCTCCCGCTGCACCCCGCCGCTTTTCTCGCTTCCCGGCATAACGAGGACCACATCGGAAACATCTACCCACGCCATGCTATTGCGCTGGTATTCGGATTTCGACAGCGTCGCGCCGTATTCGGTAAGCGCAATCTGAAAATCAAGGAACGGGCAAAATATCGCGTGCCCCTTCGCCATGATTCGGGCAGCGGTATGGATGCCGCGCCGGATGTTTCCCAACACATCAATTACGTTGTCCGCGCTGTACGGTCCTGCGATATACACCCTCATACCATCCCCTCCCATGCCCTCCGCTTCGCCTCTCGCCAACTTCCGAACCGCCGCTTAACCGTCGTAGGGTCCGGCCCTTCCCGCATCGCCATCTCCCGCCATGTTCCGCACTCCCGCACGGCAGCCAGTAGCTCGGCGTCCGTGTACCGCTTCGGGACGTTCTGAGGCTTCCCCGCTGGCCAACCCTTCCCCTTCGGCCGGCACTCCGGGCGGTAACGGGCCGGATCAAACGCGATGCCGAAGCGTCGGCAATAGCCGCGAAGCGTCTTGGTCTGGACGCCGAGGCAGGCCGCCGTGAGTCGCATGCTATTGCCATGATCCCGGTAACCCCGTATCACGGCTGACGGCGGCTCCTGGTACTCCTGGCGGATGCGGAGGAGGGGGGTCACGCGTCTACCTCTACTATGGCTTTGATGATTTCGTACGCGATTTGCGGCACAATGGAATTTCCAAGCCCTGAAAGTGCTTTACGGGGTATCCCATCAGCCAAGCCGAAAGAGTCATCAGGCGCACGGCGAAACTTACCGTCGGCGCAGGGGAGCCATTGGTAGCGGTCCCACAAGCTAATTCTGTTGGGAGATCGCAGCCATTCCCCCTTCTCGCCCGCTCTTTCGCATGCCCTCTCGGCGTCCGCACTCCCTTGTCGCCGTCCGCACTCCTGGGCGTCGGCCACGATGCCAGTTCGTTCAGGGTAACCTCTCGCTTCGTTCCGTTCTCCCGGTAGAATTGCCCCGGCGTCTTCGACTGCCTTCCCCCGCTGTCCATGCTCTTGTCCGGCGTCGGCCAAGTTCCCCACACAAGCCCCCCTATCATCATTTCCTCTTTCCGGTCCCCGCTGCGGCTCGTCTTCCCCGCTTTGGAAGCAACGGGAGAGGGCCATGCTGCCGCTGCTTGCCCCTCCAATGTCAATATAGGATTCTCGGGGTCGTCTATGTTCGTGCAGTATCCGCCCCGCGTTTTCCGAGGAGTACCCCACAATCCACAATCTATTGCGGATGTGCGGGGCATTGACGGCGCAAGCTGGAATTTCAAGAACCTGGACGGCGTATCCTTCATTTTCAATCGCTTCCAGCGTTTCACTGAAAACGCTTCGTCCCACTCTATCGACCACCGCTCCCACCTCTCCGATGGCGTTTCCCTCAGCGTCCACGTCAAGAGATATTCCGTACTCGTAAAGGTCTTCGATTCCAGGAGGATTCTCGAAAACTGCCCAAGCGGGCCTTGATTCGCGCAAAACTCGGATAGCTTCCGGCCAGAGCCAGCGGTCATCATCCTTGCCTCGTTGCTTCCCGGCACGACTGGCAGGCTGGCAGGGCACTCCTGCGGTGAGAATAAAGGGGCTGTCCCCTGTCCATTTGAACGTCTTGATGTCGTCATGAATCGGTATCCCCGGAAAGTTCTTCCTCAGAACGGCTTGACAAAAAGGATCAATCTCAACGAACTGCACCGTCTCAATTCCCGCCCATCGACAGGCAAGGGCAAAGCCGCCTATGCCAGAGAACAGATCTATGTGCGTTCTCACGCCCTCACCTCATCCAAAACCCCGATAGCGTGCTCATCGTAGCACCGCCGCTCGTTTATTCCCCGGCACGGATCGCACAGGCGATTAGCCTTACCCTCCGAGTTAAATGGCTTGTGACACCGCAGGCAATTGATGCGCTTGGTCGTCTTCGTGCGCTGCCGCTCGCCGCAGGTTCCGGGCCGGGAGTATCGGCGCTTCCGTCGGCACTCCGGGGACAGGCATGTGATTTGTGACGCGCATTTGGCCTGTACCTCCGTGCCGCAGATGCAGCAGGTGACCATACCGTAATCCCGTTCGGCCATTGGCTTGCGGGGACGGGGCGAATACTCTCGGCATCTCTGGCGGTCATATCGTCGCGCCCGCTCTCGTGAGCAATCGTCACTGCATGTGATTTTGTTGTGGATGTGTGTCCTGAATCTCTTGTGGCAGATCTTGCAATAGCGGCGGTAGTTCATGGGGCCTCCTGAAATGTCCATCCATGGACGAGTTAAGGCAAAAAAATAGTGAAGGTGTCCACGTATGGACTTTCAAAAAAAAAAAAAAACGTTTTAGCGCCTGCGGTCTTTAATCGACCGCACTATCTCTATCAGCTCCGGGTCGTCAATAAACCATCCCACGACTTCCCGGTGCGCGGCAACCCATGATTCAAACTTCCGTTCGCGGATCTGTTCCGCCGAAAACTTCTTGCCTGCCCTCACCTCCAATTCCTCTTGCGTCAATCTCAATCCCTCCATAAGTTTGACAAGATACGTGCCGGTGAGCGGCCGGGTGCCGCCATCGAACTCAGAATACCGCTGGCGCGGGACACGGCATCGGCGCATAAACTCTCCTACGCTCCATCCGCGATCCCGAGCAGCATCCCTCAGTGTCGGCCAAAAATCATCGAACGTGACCATTTTTTTCATGCTTGCCATAGGATACAGCATACATTTCATGTCCACCCTTGTCAATAGGGATTTTTTCATGCCACGTCCAACAGTGGACATATTTTACTTGACAAGCGTCCCACTATGGACATATCATACACCCAACAAAGCGACACGCCCCAAGACCTACCGACCCGCCCTATAAGGCTCGCTACCGTTTAAGACGGAAAGCACTTGATGACGGGGCATAGGCGGCAAGGCACCCGATCTCAGAGGGACCGGGGAAGTAAGGCAGCGGAGGAGCCATGAAAGTAATCGTATGTAAACCAACCACGCCCCTGCAAGAGCTAGGGGCATTACTGGACCAACTGCGGCGGTTGCTGCGGCGGTGAGACATGCCGCCCGTCACGTCACTAAGACGTAGCGCGGGGCACCCATGGCCGTGGGAACGGCGTCGGCATCGCGCAGGGCGGACGGCAGCAGACATGATCCGCCCATCGAGGGCACGGCGTTGAAATGGCGTGTTTGCGGGGTCAGGTTGTAAGCGCTGGCATCGCACCGTGCCCGATGGGATCGACAAACATGATCGCGGCGGCGTGTAAGCGCCGGTTGGGAGGTAGAGGCCCGGAAGGGAAGGGAAGCCGGAGATACAGGGCGATCCGGCCCGCGATCACCTAAATGCCAGCGTCTCCGCAAAGGAGTGGGAAAGGGGGCCGGTTGAGGAGACGACGAAGAGGGGTCCGGCACGCTGGCAGCAGACATGCCGCCGACATCGAGGACATGGGCTGAAGCGCAAAGAGGTCTTGGAGATGCAGCGCGGACCAAAGACGACAGACGCACCGTGAGTGACCTGGATCGGCGGCACCAAACATGCCAGCGCGGCTGGAGGTGGTTGGCCGTTGATTGAGAGGCAGGAGAGAGGGCGGCACGCTGGCGCCATACACGGGAGAGTGGCGGAAGAGTAGAGACGCGCAATTAGAGTCGGGCAGGGAGTAAGCGACGCTAGCTTTACCTTATTTCCTGGTCTCGGCAGGGATAAACCGAAGATGCCCTGCATGCCGGTATCGAATCCGGCCTCTCCCACCAAACCAACCCTGCCCCATCTGCGGGCAGGCTATTCAATCCTGAAAGGAGGCCACGAGACCGTTTGATGCGACGGATGAAGGGCGGCGTGGAGTGCCGCCAGAGATTAACCGCCGGTGACTTCCCGGCACATGCCCTAGCTGGCGGGTAGCGAGCGCGGAAACCTGTTGATATCGCCCCGGAGTGACTAGGCTCCGGGGCATTTCGCAAGGAGGAATGACATGGACCCGCATCACGTAAAAGCAATTACGGAGAGAGACGAGAATTATACGTTCCCGTGGTGCAAAGACTGCGCGGCTTTGCATGGCTGTTACTATCAGCACGGCGATAAATCGGCGGTGCCTTTGTTCCTGGACCCTGATTGCGCCAAGGGACCGATGGAGTAATGACATGACCCGCCTAATCTCCTATTTGCGCCGCATACCGGACAAGGTTCCCGATTTCACGGACGAGCAGGTGGACAAGTGGAAGCGGGACCACGAGAAATACTTCAACTTCATTGCCCTGGTCTGCCTGTTCTACCTGGCGGCGGTGATTATCTCCTGGCGATGGCCGGAGTTGCGGGCGGCGCTCGTGGCGATGAACGGGATGTAGGAGGGGGAATGCTTGATAAAATTGCAGTCTTGCTATCAGTAGTAGCGGGCGTGGTGTTCATCATTATGGGTAACTATTTTGCGGCAGCGTGGGCGGGTATCGCAATGCTTGCCCAACTGCATGTATTGCAGCTGAAAAAGGACTAGCCATGCAAGCCAAGACGATTGACGCGCTGCTGTGGCAGGCGATTGACGCATACCACAATGAGTGCGGGGTACTGGCAGACATTGCCCTGCACATTTCTGACATAGAATGTGCGGTTGAGGCGTGCCGGTTCGCGTCCCGCACTTATCCCAAGAGATGGAAATGGTCAGGTTTGGGCGGCGTCCTTGGGGCGTCGATAAAATATACCGGCAGAGAGGAAACCGTCTATCCAACGGTGACGATCTATGTCCCGATGGACGCGGTTGTGCGGTGGATGGAGGAATGCGGGAGGTGCGGCTCGTCACCGCAGCTTAATGAGCAAGACGAATCTGCCGCCCGCCCGGATTAATAGAAGGCAAAGCATGAGTCCCGACGACCGTAACGCATTGCGTGAGAAATACGAGCAGTTTTTGCCAGCCCCCAATGCCTCGATGATCGTAGCGTTGATTGACGAAAACGAGCGCATGGAGCGGGAGGTGGCAAAGGCAAAGCGGCTGTTTGGGCAGATCGCCAAAATACTGGAGGAGATATGAACGATACGGAAATCATAGATGCCGTGAACGGTTCTGCAGATGTGCCAGCGATTGCCGACGACAACCTCATTGCCATCGCGGAACAGGCAGAGAAACGCATCGCTGCAATGTTGCGGATAAAGTTGCTTGCCCTCAAGATGACGAACGCACAGGACTGGACAGACCAGGGGGGGAAGCCTTTCCCGTGGGCAAGCGGAGCGGAGAAGATTGCCCGCCTCTTCGGTATCTCGTGGCGCATTGATGAGCCGGTGATGGAGCGAGAAGAGGGTGGGCACTTCAATTACACGTACAAGGGCTATTTCACGCTTGGCGGCGTGACAATCGAGGCAATCGGGAGCCGTTCAAGTAAAGATGGGTTCTTCAAAAAATACAAAGGTAGCGGCGACGAGCGCGTTGAGCTTCCCCCCTCCGAGATCGACAGGGGGGATGTAAAGAAGTCGGCCTATACCAATCTTCTCGGCAACGGAATCATGCGGATTCTTGGGATGCGGAATCTGACGTGGGCAGACCTGCAAGCAGCAGGGATAAGCAGGGATGCCGTCAGCAAGGTTGCATTCAAGCGCGAGGGGAAAACGGACAGCGGTATTGCTTCTGAGGGATCACAGGCCGTTACCGCCATGGTCCTCGACGTGAATAAGCAGGAGAAGAAGAAAGACGGAACATTAATGAAATCTCCTCTCTTCATCATCCATACTGCAGATGCCCAATTCAAGACGTTTTCACAAACACTTGCGGATACGGCAGTAAAAGCCAAAAAGGCCGGGCGGGAGGTCGTCATCGTCTACACCGAAGGTAAATATGGGAACGATGCCGAAAGCGTTACGTTACGCGATGCAGAAGCCCCGTCTGAGCGTCAACCCGGGGAGGATGATGTATGATAGTCGAAAAGATCATTGAATCGAAGCGGCAGAAGATCAAGCAGTATCCCGTGAATAGCAACCGCGCCTCCGATCTTGGGCATCCCTGCATCAGATACCACGTTTTCAACCGGACGCGCTGGGAGGAGCGGGCGCTGCATGACGTTGGCCTTCAGTTCGTCTTCGATATGGGCAACGAGATCGAAGACATCGTTCTCAAGGAACTGGCCGCCGCTGGCGTGAAGGTCATAGAGCAGCAACGGTCCTTCTCGTGGCCGGAATATCAGATAACCGGACACGTCGATGGTAAGATCGTAACCGACGACGGTGTTTACCCGATGGAAATAAAGTCATGCTCGCCCTACGTCTTCAAAACCATCAATACCATCGAAGACCTGAAGCACGGAAAATACCTGTACCTGCGGAAATACCCTGTACAGCTTACCCTGTATCTCCTCATGGACAACAAGGATCGCGGCGTTTTCATCTTTAAGGACAAGACCTCCGGGCAGATAAAGGAGGTCTGGATGGATCTTGATTACGCGCTCGGGGAAGCGGCCCTGAAACGAGCAGAGGCCGTGAACGCCCACGTCGCGGCCGGAACTATGCCGGAGTGCATGGAGTACGACGAACAAATTTGCGGCGATTGCCCATACGTCCACCTTTGCCTGCCGGAAGTCGTCGGCAAGGAGGTTGTAATCATGGACCGCACGGACATTGCCGAATGGCTCGACCGCATGGCCGAACTGAAACCGCTGCACAAGGAATATGACGACCTTGACGCGCAGGTAAAGAAAGCCGTCGAGGGCGTAGAAAAGGCCATCGTCGGCAAGTGGTTTGTCAGCGGAAAGTGGATGGATCGCAAGCCTTACGAAGTCAAGGGCGGACGTTACTGGCAAAAGAAAATCATTCCCGTGGAGGCACGAGCCAATGCCTGACGGAAAACCCTACACCGAGATCGGGGAGTTCAACGGCTTTCCCACCATCACCGTCTATACCGGGAGGGTATGGCAGGGGAAGCCGCAGGTCGCGTGTACCTTGGGGCTAAAGAAGGCCCAGGCGGTTGATGAGTGCATCGACGACATCCGGGCATTCATCGACTCTGGAGGCAGCGGCAAGCCGAACCGGAGCGGACTTGAGAAGCAGGCCGACCGTATCCTCCGCAATGCCGGTGAGAATCCGGAGGCGGTGGGGAGTTCCGATCTTCCTTTCTGACCATATTCGCTTTCCTCCTTCAACAACGCCCGCCGGAGCCGCCATGGGGAATCCGGCACCAAAAAACATGACCACCACCGAAGACATCCGAAGGCAGTTAAAGAAATCGATGAGCGCTGGCAGGGCAAGTTCATCGACTCGCAGGCGTTTGCCGACCTCAAGGCTCTCCTGTTTGCCACAAAGGCCCTGCTCTCCTCCGCCGCCGTGGACCGCGACGTGATTAAGCGGCAGGCGGCGATGATCGAGGAGCTTACCGCCGAGCGGGACGGCTACCGGAATGGCCAGCAGCAGATGCAGCAGGTGTGCGACACGCTACAGGACAGCATAAGCAAGTATGCTGAGGAGCGGGACCGGTACCTGGAGAGGCTGGAAAAGGGGAAGGGATGATTGACATATCGAAAGGCAGATATTGGGACTTGCCGCTAACCCTCGTCTCGGGTTGCACACCCTGTTCTCCGGGATGCGAGCATTGCTGGTCCCTGGCAATGGAGAGGCGGTTTCATAAGGGGATCGAGGGGCAGGTCAAAACCCATCCGGATCGCCTTGATATTCCCCTGCGCCGCAAGAAGCCCACGGTGTACGCGGTGTGGAATGATCTCTTCCATGATGATGTTCCCAGATCGTTCGTTCAAGCAGTATACACAACAATGGCGAGTGCCCGGCAGCATACATTCCTCGTGCTGACAAAGAGAGCGCAGCGATCCGCAGACCTGCTAACCGGCATGAAGGAAATGGGCCTTACGCTCAGGGAGGGATGCCGAGGCGGTGAACTCCCAAACATCTGGCATGGCCTCACCGTCTGCAATCAGGAAGAGGCCGACGAGAAGATCCCTGTGTTTCTGCAGGTGCCGGGGAAGAAGTTCTTGAGCATTGAACCCTGTTTGTCGGCAATAAACTTGACTCAATATCTCAATCGTGATAAACTGCAAGAAAAACAGAGGGAGGATTATCATGAAAGAGAACGAGACGGCATTTATGTGTCAGGTTGCGATGGGTGTGTTTTCGATAGACGACGAAGGTCGGATATGGAGACACAAGAGATTCGCAGGAAGCCGGAGCGGGAACAAATCGACAGAGAAATCGTTACAAACCGCCAGGAGGGCGGAAACGTCGGAGTCTCAGAAGCATTTACGGGTGATGTTCACGTACGAAGGGAAGAGATATGCGATTTATGCTCATCGAGCCGTGTGGATGTATCTCAACGGCCAGGAGATCCCGGAGGGGATGGAGATCAATCACAAGGATGGGAATCCGGCAAACAATCGACCTCCCAACCTGGAATTGGCAACGAGGCAGGAAAACACCCTCCATGCTGGACGAGTTCTGAGAGTGCTCGGGAAGAAAGAACAGCGCGGGGAGAAAAATACGAGCGCGAAACTGACGGCAGAGGATGTCCTTGTTATCAGGTCAATGTGGGACAAGAGGAAGATGACGCAACACGCGATGGCAAAACACTTCGGGGTATCTCAAGTCACAATCAACGAAATCTGCACGAGAAAGACCTGGAAGCATCTCCCATAAGCTGTGTCGTTTTGGGCGGAGAGACAGGCTCCGGCGCCCGCCCTCTGCATCCCGATTGGGTGCGGGCCGTGCGCGATCAGTGCGCGGCGGCCGGTGTGCCGTTCTTCTTCAAGCAGTGGGGAGAATGGACGACAACACCTGCCCCGCGCACTGCGGTATGGCATGCTATCAGTCTCACGCAAAAAGTCTTACTAGCAAACCGCGATGGTGGCGGGTATGTCTGGATGCATCGCGTCGGCCGCAAAGCTGCCGGCCGCCTCCTTGACGGCCGCACCCATGATGAACTGCCGTGGAGTGAACAATGCCCTACCTAACCCCCGCCGAACTCGACGCGATCCAGTCCCTCCCCCGAGACACGCCATACGTGATCGAGGGGGTGAGCAGTGGACAGTTCAGCATTGCCCGGCGCAACGGCGGCTGCACGTTCAACGGACAGATATACCTATACGATGCAGACCATGACACGCTCGTGCGGGACGATGTTATGGCGATGCTGAAGAAGCTGCGCCGGAAGCCGAAGGCACCACGGGGACCGGAGACGGAGGAGATGTTTTAGATGAAAGACGAGCTTTACGACATTGCCTTTGAACTGGAGAGGTTTGCAAGTTCCGGCCTGAAGGAAGGCCCGCAAAGAGATCTGCGTGAGCTGGTGGATAGAATCAGAAAAGTCGCCGCAAAGGTATCAGCGGGCAAGGAATAGGCAGCCCCTTGACCCCCGCGCCGAAATGTGCCATGCCCCCGGTAAGGGGGAATGTCTGCATGAAAGGGACGATCTTTTACCGGGCGGATTGGGGGCGCTTCGGCGTCCGGTGGTGGCACGGCGGCAAGGACTACAAGATTTACCGTTACAAGGGCGAGTACATTTATGATCGCCGCATAGCTGAAAAGCTTCTCGCCACCATGCAGGCCGACCAGGAGAGCGGATTTTTCCGTATCGAGAAGTTCACCGAGCAGAGCACCGACGTTATCCCTTTCCTCCGCGACTGGCTTCAGACACAGGTTCACCTCTCCCCGGCAACCGCGAAGGACTACGAGAACTCAATCGAGAACCACCTTATCCCATGGTTCAGGGTCAACCCGGTAATGCTCCATGAGGTCCAATATGACGTGCTGTGCCGCCTATTGGCAGAGATCAAGCGCGAGGGCAAGGGCAAGCAGAACGTCATGGGGTGCCTTCATGCCGCGCTGATTTACGCGCACAAGGCGGGGAAGATTTTGACCGTCCCGCCGTTCCCGGAGAAGCGGCTGTACCAGATTGAACCGACCGTAATTGAGGCGATACCCGAGGCCCGGCAGATCGCCATTATTCAGGCGATACCAGAGGAGCACCAACCGATATTTTGGTGGCTGAAGTACCACTACAGGCGACCGAGCGAAGCTATGGCGCTGTACAAGGAGGACTATGAGAAGGAGAGAGACTGCTTTATTATCCGCCGTTCTTTCAGTAATAAGAAATTGGTTCAGCACACGAAGACGCACCGGATACACGTCGTGCCTATGCACAGTGATTTTATGGAATGGCACAGAAAAAAGAGTGTTGCTCTCGGACCATTTTACTTCACCCATCAAAGCAGCAGACTTCCTGACAAACGCTACCAGCACGACTATTTGGTTGATCTTTGGAACGGAGCAGCAAAGAAGTGTGGTGAGACGATTCGACTCTATGCCGGTCTCAAGCACTCCTCCTGCACCGCCGCAATCAACGAACAGGGGATGAGTATTGACGAACTTCAAATGCTCACCGACCATGCCCGGAGGGACAGCGTTTTGAAATATGCCGACGTTCGGCTTGAGGCAAAGCGTAGGATCATGGGGAAGGTGATTCAACTAGACCCGACCAAGACCCGACCAAGCATCACGGGAGGCTTAGAGTAGAGCGATGGTGCGTGTATTCGATTCCCATGCACTTCCGCCATTTTCAAGCGTAATCACACACCATTTTCTCGCCAAATCCCCGACCAAGACCCGACCAAGCATAGGCGCACGGTTTCCTAATCCATGTCGCTATGCGACAGCGCCGGTTCGAGTCCGGCCAGGGGCTCCAAATTTCAACCACTTACCTCCTCCACGCAAAGCCCCGAAAACTCCAACTCGCGCAGGGGTCGCGCACCTACTCAATCATCACCGTCCCGCTTCCGCCAAGCGTAGCTGATCCGGTGCCACCGGCAATCGTGATAGTCGCCGCTGCCAAAGCATTGCCTGCCATGAGCAGAATAAGGACCGCTATGAATACGAGTCGTCGCATATCATTCACCGAGGGTTATGGTTCCACCTGCGCCAGGGTCATGCCGCTCGTCTCTCATTGCACGCTCTTTTGCCACACGGAAAGACCCGAATCGTTCATAAATTAAACTAATGTTCGGCCGCATCTTTGCTTTTTTGTATTTGCGTGCATGGGGGCATTGCCGAATAGCTGCGAATATCTCCTCGTCTGAATATCGTGCACCTTTCGCAAGAGAGTTCCATGGCGGCTTTGACTTAGGCCGGCCCACTGGCCACCCTTCTGGTTTTCCGTGGAACTGGATGCCGAACCGCTTGCATAGTTTTTGCAAGGTGTCGCGTGATATACCTAAGGCCCCCGCTGTGGTGCGGGTAGAGTATCTGTCGTCTGCAAAGCTCCTAATGACGTTAGAGGGGGCATCACCGAACTCTAGGCGAATGCGAATTAAGGGATTAAGATACTCAGTCATATATCAATCCCCCACTATAATGTTTGACCCATCGCCTACGCGGTGGTCCGCCCCCGTGATCCTGAATTGTGATGTGAAGAATGTTCCGAGGATTGCTTCAACCTCGTTACTATAACCCGATTCTCTTAGCGTGTGAGTAATACTGGCAAGTGTGCCGATAACCCCACCTTCTGCCGAGAGGATCACTTCCGAGGATTCCCACGGGCCGCTAACATAACAAACTGTTATGCTGCCTGCCGCATCGTCGGTATCCCATGATCCGCTATCGACGGTAACGACTGACACAGTTCCTATGTCCGCGCTGGTTGCGCCGTGGATCGTATCGTTAATCGACGGTTCCGTTGTCCCGCCTGAAAACGTGATAACCGCTGTGTGATACTCATACGCTGTAACCGCGAAATACATTCGGTACTTCTGCCCGTCTTCCGCAACGATGGAGGTCAATTCGTAGGTCAAGACGTTCCCAACGTCCACAGAATCAGAATACGACCCACGGGACGATCCATAATACAATTTATACCCCTGCACGGTCAGGGTCTCGCTGGCATCCCATTCACAGGTGACGCTCGTGTCCGTCCACCCCCGCGACAGCGACGGGACAGCCAGGAATCCGATGAGCAATAATATACAGAGGACGAAACGCTTCATAGCCTTACTTTCCCCCAACCTTCCCGATGCTGGCAGCAGCAACGCCCCCAACCTTCCCTATGCTTGCCGCCGCAACGCCGCCGACATCGTGCGCGTATCCGCCGCCCACCGGCCACGTCCAGCCGGTGTTGCCGCTGCCATCGGTATTTGTCCCGTCATCGGCATCCCACGTTGCCCCGCCCTCGGCGGTGATGTCCTGGATCGCGCAATACGAGACGGTGTTGGTGCCGGTTGTGTCGCTCAGGGTTGCGGCAGATCCGCCAGAGGTTGATTTCAGATTGATCGTGTTTGTTGCATCCCCTGTAGCTACCAGGGATGTGATGTCCTGATCCGTTTCGGCCGTCAGTTGTAAATCAGAGTATTTGTAAGTTCCACCTTCTCCGGCATCAGGCGTCTCGCAGGTAAGCGTCCCGAACGTGTTGCTGCCCTGGATGATGCAGTCAAAATCCCCGGCGTGCTTCGTTACCGTGAAATCCCCGAACGCCTGTCCGCCGCCCGCAAAGGTAACGTCAGCGGTCAGGGTTTTGTTGCTATCTCCGATGTCGATGTCCGGCGCATTGGAAACCGTGAGGCCCGTCGTGGTGGACATATCGAAGATCGTGCCAGTCAGGCCGTTGACGATAATTTTTCCACCGCCTGCCGTGTCTTTGAGTTCGCGGGTGTTGCTGTTGGAGGAGGAGAAGATGGTGGTGGTTAAGGTCTGCCCGTTAAGGTCAAAATCTCCCCGTGTAAGCGTCGCGGTGCCGGTGAGGGTGAGCGCGGAGAGTAATTTTACCGTGCTGCCCGAACCGTAGGAATTTACCGTAAGGCTGCCTGAACCGATAGAGCCTCCTCGATTAATGTCCAGGGTATCCGATGCCTCATTTTTCACACGGGCGTCAATCGTCACGGTATCGGACGTGCTTGTAACGGTGAGGCCGGAGCCTGACAGGTTCAGATCGCCGTAGTACGTTGCAGATTGCAGCACGATAGTATTGGCTTCCGTCAGCCCGGATGCGTCGATATTGCCGACGCGCAGGCCGGCGTTGATGGTAAGGGTGTTGCCTGTATCATCCCACGTTGCATTGTCAACAACCGCCGTATCTTGCGGTAATGGATAATTATTCAGGGATGGGCTACCGCCGCCGGACGAAGTTGACCAATAGTTGCTATACAGGTTTGCATTGTCTGTCCCTGCATCCAGATACACCGTCTTCGGATCACTGACATTTTTGATGTACCCGCCGCCGGTCGTCTTCGTATTCCCGCCGCAATCACCGACTCTAGTCAGGGTCACGGTCGGCGTATTCGTGTCGGCTACCTTGATGTCTTGCAGATCGACATCAGTGATGGTCAGGGTCTTGCTGGCTGCAGAGACGGTGACGGTTCTCGTCGTGCCGACAGCGGAAGATTTGATTAACAACCGATATGTCGGATTATCGTTCCCTGTGCCTCCTGACTTCCAGGTGCAGGAATCGGAAACGCTGAAATCGCCGGAGAAAGACAGGGAGCAATCACGTCGGTCTGTAAGCTGGTCGATGTTGAACTGGACGAATGACGCGCCAGAACCGAACGTGATGGCATGGGCACGAGCAGCGGAGGCATTGGATTTCCAGTTGACGATGCCCCAGGCTTTACCGGCGAAATTGTTGGCGGTGGCAGAATTGGAGGAGATGTTGATCGTGTGGGTAGTGTCGGTAACGGTAAGCGATGACGCTTCTCCACCACCAAATGAAACCGCAGTACAATTTATTGTAGATGTGCCAAGAGTAAGAGTTCTCGCGGAAGCCGATAGGTTATCGCCAAAAGTGGCGCAGTCTATTTGGTAATTAGCAGAATCGAAAATTGTCCCTCCGTTAACTCCGTATACATATAAAAACTTTGCGCCTAAGTTCAAATTGCTAGCTAAAGTTATTGTTGATGCAATAGAAGGCGGAGCAACAATTAATCCTGCTATAGAATCGAATGTCATTTGAATAGTAATCGTTGCGGAGGCAGAGATTATAAAATTCTCAGTCTGTGTCCATGTCACACCAGAAGCAGGAATCGTAACGCTCCCCCAAACAGTTATATTAGAACTCCCCGCAATCGTAATCCCTGATGCTCCCGTCATCGTAAGGGATTTGCAGGCAGCAGTTGCAGCAAGAGTACAGGTCGCGGCCGGAGAATAGGCTCGATCGAATATCACATCGTCTGATGATGTCGGATAGCTCGCTCCACCCGCGCCGGACGAGGAGGTATCATCCCAATTCGCGTTATCCGCCCAGTTCCCCGAGCCGTCTGTCCGCCAATACCGTATCGCCATCGCCCGATCCTCGCCTTATCCCTTTGCTGCCTCTTCCGGCGCCGTCGCTACCGCCAGGACCGATGTTACATAAGCCACGGTCGGATCGCTTTTTAATCCCGCTTCTTTGTTCGCCGCTGCCACTGCTACGGCTACTTGGTCGATGCCCTGCTCTTTGAGTTTCACGGCAAGGTCGGCCTGGAACTTTTCATCCTCGATGTACTCTTCTTTGGCGGCATCGTACGATGCCGTGACTTCCGCTTTCGCCGCCACAACCGCTTTGAGGAGATAGACGCCGGCTTCCACAATGTCGGGGTGGCAGGGCTCGCCCCAGGTTTCGTCGAGGGTCAGCCACTCGCCGGGAATGAAGGTTTCCCCGCCCGTTACTACCGCTACCGTGCCTTTGTTGATCCATACTCTCATCATGGCTATGCCTCCGCTTATTGGATTACCACTTCCGTCAGCGACGGTCTGAAAAGGATGGTGTCTGCCGTCAATGCCACGCCGATAACCTGCACCACATCGTTCGTGTCTGAGATATTGCCGACGGTGCTCTCAATGCCTCCCGCCGTCTCCGAAACATAAAGCCGTGCCCCAGGCGTCCAGTTCCAGTCGGTCTCGGTGATGGTGCCGTCTATAAGGATGGTTGCCGTAGCGTCCTCGTTGGCGGCCACAACCACGATGCCGATGCACGGCATAGTCGCCTCTGCGTCTGCGTCTGCCAATGCCGCCTCGCCATCTGAATACACATATACAAGATCGCCAAACGCCAGATTCTGATGCGCCGTGAGATTTATGGTCAGCCCGCTCCATGTGCCGTCGGCGGCGTTTTTGTTCATGACAATCCTGATATCATCGCCGCCATCTCCTATCGTAATACTGTCATTGCCGTCCGAGGTCTGCCCTATCGTTGCGCCACCCCCATCGGCAACAGTTATGGTTAGGTAGGCGGCGGCATCCACCCGAAATTGCGTAATGGCGTAGTCAAGGTTGAACGTGGTCACTCCCGTAGAACTGCTCAACGCAAGGCTGTTGTCGTTGTTTCCGAAAGTGAGAATCAAATTTTCCGCATCGGCAAGCGCCGACGCGAACGTCAGCGTCCGCACTCCGGCAGTGATCGAGTTGTAAGAGGATGTTCCGTCATAGAGGCGGGCATAGGTGCCTCCCCCATAACTCCCGTAGTATCCCTGCCCCCATGCCGCCCCGCACAGCGCCAGCAGGATTGCCGCTATCAATGCCGTTTTCTTCATCGCTCACCCCTTTTGCTCAATGTATTGCCGGATGTCCCGCAGACTATCCTTGATCTCTCCGATGTCCCGGTGATATTGTTCCTTGTCCACCTTCTCCCGCTGTAGGGCTTCGATCTTTTTGCCGGTTTCCGAGACGCAGGACCGGGTATCGGCAACGATACCGCCCACGACCATAACGACAATCCCTACCAGCGTCACCGCTACCCATTTCCACGATACCGCGCTGCCGTTCCCGTTCGTCATCGCCCGTCTCCTTTAGCCTATGACCATCATTTTCGTGGATGCCTTGCCGGTTGCGTAAACAGTGATGTATATATGGTCAATGCAACCTATGTCCGTGGTTCCTGCATTGGCGCTTGTGCAAGAGATCGCCACGCCGAAATCGCTTTGGTTTACAAGTGTCGGGGTCAACGTGCATCCCCATAGGCTCGTTGCCGAACCATAGGTTGCATATGCGGCGGTATTATACGGCCACGCTGCCACGCTCGCCTTGTTGTCTCCCGTGATGGAACCGTCAACGGTGAGCTTGATGGAATAGTCTTTAAGCTCTCCCGTGTTATATATATTGCGGCGTTTTATACCGACCACCACGCCCAAAATCGTTGAGTCAGCGGGGATAGCAAACCCGAATCCTGTGGCAACAAGATAATGAGAGATCGTATCGGTTATATAAAGAGTCACTTGCGCCTCGATTGTATCTGCCGCATATACATTCGTTTCGCCTGCCCATGCCTTAGTCCCCACCGTTGCATCGTCAACGGCAGCCGAGGGGTTGTTGGTTGGATTGTATCCGGGCATACCTATGTCCTCGTCACACGGAAAGAAAGCGTACAGAGCGTTATAGACGTGCAGGAATCGACATTCAGGGCTAATGTCTGCCCCTGCGTCATCGTTACATCGGTCCAGTCGGAAAGGTCTGTATCGGATGCGCCGTAAGCAGATGCGGCAATCTCCGGCTCGTGGCCGTTGCAAATGGTGTCTGAGTTGTCCGGCAACGATCCGGTAGCGTAACTGTCCACCCATACGTCGATTTTAATTGCCCCGCTTGCATTTCCGATAAGCTTCCACGCGGTCAAGGTGCAGTTGAAGGGAATCTCGAAGTATCCCTTCACGCCTGCGGTGATTACCGCCCCGCCGCCATCAATGACAAATTCGAGTGATGTTGACGACTGCGCTACCGTGATACTCCCCGCTGCGTTCGTGATGGAGATGCCTCCGCCCGCCGTGAGCGTTGCCGCTGACGGTACAGCCCCCGTGCTTCCGATAAGGAGTTGCCCGTTCGTGAGGGCCTGTACGCTCCATGTCCCGGCGCTGATCTTCGGCACACCAGTAGACGCCGATGTATCTAACCCCGTGCCTCCATAGGTGGCTGCGACCGCCCCCGCCTGCCACAGCCCCGATCCGCCGATGTTCCCGCCTGCTGTGAAGGCGGGCATGGTAAGGCCGGTCGTCGTCACCGTGCCGTTGATGACGGGTGCCGTCAACGTCTTGTTCGTCAGGACTTGGCTGTTGGTTGTGCCGACTACCGCCCCCGTCGCCCCGTGGGTGGCGGTAAGCGCCTCGTGGGTATTCAGGTACGTGAAAATGTTCGTCAGGTCGCCGTCGAGCTTCGTGGCTATCGCCGCCTTGACGGTATCGCCGGCCGGCGTGGCAACCAGGGTGTACGTGCGTGCATAGGTCATTTATCTCCTCCTCTTGACAGACCGGGGAAAACGGTCTACAATTTCCGGGAAAGGGGGTGAAGGTATGATCGGATTGATACTGTTTCTTGTCATTGTAAACACCATTGTCACTATAGTTTTTGTGTTATCCGTGACGGCAAAACTCAACCGCCTCCTCGGGTATTGGTAGTTACGGTCCCGGTTGAAGATACCGTTTCCGGTTGCGTTGCCGTATCAACTCCCTCACATACTCGCGGGAAATCTCCCCGCTCGATAATCCCTCGTTCATCCCCATAGGATGTGTCGTAAAACCTGTCCCCGTCGCGTCAAGAGTAGCCGGGACAGACGGGTCCGGTATCGTGAATCCTTGCCCTGCCGGTAGTTCCAGTGTCGGTTCACGGCGGGGAATATCAAGGCCGGGTGCCTCGTATGGCACTGCCTGACCGCCAGGGGGGAGTAAGAGCGTTTCATCCCGGTGTGGATAGTCAAGACGATCTTGGTAGGCATCTACCGTACGCGGCGGCGTCCGCCCCCAAGAAGCGTCAGGCGTGACCGGACGTGTCCTCTTTTTTACGTCATTCAGCATCTCCACATCCTTGAACATCTTACGGATGATATTGCTCGGGTCGTTCGCCCGCTGCATCTTCTTCTTGACGGCGAGCATGACCCCCGCCTTGCCGACGTTCCAAGCGTTCCCTGTCGCCAGTGCTCCGACAAACTCCGCAGCCGCCGGGATGTTCGCCAGGTCAAAGAACCCATAGGGAGGTCGCCTCCCCGCTACCACCTCCCGGTGCGCCACCTCCTTTTCCAAGGCGAGCTGTGCCCCATATCGTTTGCGAAGATCGGCGTATCCGGGACCGCGATACCGCTCCACCGCCTCTTTGGTCTGTCTCCTGAGTTGCTGTGCCATGCGTTCGTTAATGGCGACGGTGCTCTGCATGTTCGGGTCTTTCCAGTATCCCCGCGTCTCGTTGTTGATCCTGGCAATAAGATCCTCCGCTTCCACTGGGGACACCTGCGTGGGCATTTCTGCCCACCTCTCGGCCATGTCCATGAGCTTCTTTGATATTTCTGGATGAAGCCGTTGCAGGTTCGCGTCAACCGCCATCGTCTTGATGTCGTTGATAACCGGAGACAGATCGACGGTAGCGCCTGCTTCCCCCGCCTCCCGCGCCATCGTGCCGTACTGCTCATGGAGCTTGATTTTCGTATCCCGCACGGCATTGGTAAAGTCGGTAAGCACGTCTTCGCTCTTCGATAAGGGCGTCGGGGCGTAATCCACAATATCGCGTACGGCTATCTTGGCGCTGTCGTAATATCTCTTGATGAGCTTCGCATCTGACTTGCCTGACACGGACGGCTTGACGCCCTTCTTGATACCGTGTTCGATAACCTTGTCGATGGTCTTGTCGATGGTCTGTTTTGTAACGGGTGGCGTGACCGCACCTTTGATCGTTGTCGCCGCCATTTTTGCCGCAGCCGGTGCCCGCGCACCTACCATGCCGACCGGAACGACACCGGCGATATTCAAGGCAGCTTCCAGGTTACCCACATCCTGAGGATAGGATTTCTTAAGATTTTCGTATCCCTCCACGGCACCGCCGATGTACGGCATAGCGGCTTTCATAGGCGCAGATTGCATGATGCCGGTGCCGATGTCTGACACAAGATCCTGCGCGCCTTGCGGGACAAAGGTCTGATAGAGACTCTTCGCCCCTTCCGCAACAACATCGTTGACGCCACCAGCGATCTGCCCCGCCGTCCTGAAGATCCGTCCCGGAGATTTGGCGAATGACTCACCGATGTTTTCCTGTTCCCCCGGACGGTACTGACTTTGCGTGTCCGTCCAGTTCTTTGCGATATTTGACCCGCGTTTCGCCAAGGAATCAGCGACGCGATCCGTAAAAGAGGGAGGTTGCGGAGGATTACGGGCAGCTTCCGCGAATATCTCCTGCATATCCGCGTCGGTCGGCGGTTGTGGCTCATGCCACTCAAAAGTAACTTCCTTACCTGTCTGGTTATCGCGGGCAGTATATTCGGCCATTACCTCACCCTCTTGATGGTGAACCGAGATGACCCGGCAGGACTAGGAGATGTGTTTTGTCCATCGACTACGTTCCCCTGCACCGCCCGGTGTCTCGTGGCAAGGATTTCATCCAGCGCACTGATTGCACCCTCCATCTGCCTAGGCGATAACGACGATTTCAGGAGTGCAAGGTTTCGTTGCACGCGCTCGTCGGCCATCGCCCCCGCCCCTTGAAGGAGCCGTTCGCTCTCTTCTACGAGTTTCGTCTTATACATATTAAACGCGGCAATATCCTTGTTGCCGAGCTTTTCCAGCGCGTACGCCTTCGCCGCATTAAGGGGTTGTGTGTTTCCCATATTCAAGCGGTCATAAGACGCTTTCAGGCTTGTAATGAGCGGTCGCGTTGCATTAACCAACTGCCCCGCCGTGATTGCCTGCATACTTGATTTACCCTTGTAATTGATTTCCTGCGTTTGAAGGTTGAGATTCGGGTTGATCTGTTTTGCTCTTGTAAATACTGCCTGCTGCAATCCGCTCCGTTTTGATAGTTGCGATGGCGCGACCTCTCCACTTGCAAGCATTTGTGCAAGGACTTCCACCTGATCGTCGCTCGGAGAATAGGCCCCGCCCCGCCCTGATCCTGACGCCCCGCCGCCTCCACCAACCGTAACACGTACAGATGGTTGCTGCTTCAGGCGCATCGCTGCCTCAAACTTCGCGTCCTGTAGCTCCTTGTCGGCCTTCGCCTTGTATTCCTGCATCTCCTTCTGTGCTGCGAGTCGTTCCATAAGGCGTTCTTTCAGAGCGTCCCATTGCGCTCTCTGCGCCTCGTCCCGCTGCTCCGCTTGGTAGAACGGCATCGTTCGTTCCGGCGTCGCGCCGGGCAAGGCGGAAATCTGGCGGTATCCCACCTCCGGGTACACGGTCTTCGTCGGCCCGCCAACCGCGCCCTGTATCGGCTGCCCCGTCGCCTGATTCAGGACGGGCAATGCTTCCTGGCGGGGTGCCATCAACCCTTGCAAGCCTTGATTGAATAATTGCCCCTCTTCATAGATTTTCTGTTGCCGTAGTGCGGCGTCCTGGGAGATTTTCAGCATGGCGTCCTGATACGCCTGTTGCTGCCGCCTGCGTTCGTCTTCCGCCTGCCGTTCCCTTCCCCACAAGAGCATTCGGGTGAAGTTGTCCGCTCCCTGAGCAAGCCCCTGCCCTATCCCTAACCCTACCCCGTTGCTAAGGAACCCCATGTGCTCCCCCTTATGCCAGCGCCGCGTATGCGCCCGCGCCCGTACCTACCGCGCTCAGGAGCCCGCTTAACAGCCCGCTCGTATTCGCCGAACTGTTCGCTTCCTGCATCGCCTTGAGTTGGGCGTTCGCCGTCGCCAGCGGTGCCCCCTTGCCCGCCAGGGCGAGGAACTGATTGATGATGTTCTCGGTGTTCGCCTGATCGTAGGCGTTCGACGCAAGGTTGTACTGGAACTGCTCAAGAAGCTGGTTGTTCAACCATTGCCGGTATGCTTCCGTCTGCGCGTTCCCGTATTGCTGCGCGGCGACGTTGTAAGACTGCTGCCGTTCGGCATCGGACAACCCGGCGTTATAGAGCGCCTGATTCTGGTTCGCCATGAGGTTCGCGTTCGCCAGGGTGTTCGCATTCTTCTGCGCCTCCTGATCCATCGCCATCTGCGCCGTCGAAAGGTTGAACTGATTGGCGCTCTGGTTCTGGTTCGCCAGGAAGTTCTGCCATTCCATGTTCGCCGCGTCCTGCGCCTGAATGTCGGAAAGGCCGGTTTTGTAGAGATCGGCGCGAAGCTGGTCCGCGTTCTGGTTCGCCGTCGTCTGCGCCTGATATGCGTTCAACCCCTGCGCGTTCTGCGCCTGCTCCTGCCCAAGTTGCGCCTTGTAGATGTCCGTCAACAGGCCGCTCTGATTCTGCCCGTAGTTGAGGAGGGCCTGCCAGTTGCTCCCCGCCTGCTCGTTCTTAGCGAGGTTCTGCGCGGCGAGGAGGGATTGCAGGTCGCCGTAGGCCCCCTGGTTCGCCTTCTGCGCTTCCAAGTTCAACCCGGCACCTTCCAGATTCAGCCCGGCCATCGCCAGTTCATTCGCCTTGTTCGTCTTCCCGATGTCGAGGGCCTGAGCGTTCGCCGCCTCGTTCTCGGCCATGCGCTGTTTCCACACGTCAATGCCCTGCGTGTTGAGCAGTCCCGTCGCCTCCTGGTTCGCCTTGGCAACGTTGAACCCCTGCGTATTCGCCGCTTGGTTCTCGCTCATCTGCTGCGTGTAGACCTGATTCAAGAGGGCGTTGAGCTGGCTTTGGAAATCCTGGTTCGCCTGCCCCGCCGTCAGGTTCTCGCCCACGCGGGTGTTCCATGCGTTGTATGCCTGATTATTGGCCGCCTGATTCTCAGCCCCAAGCAAACCGGCGACGGTGTTCCAGGTGTTATAGCCTTGGGTATTCGCCGCCTGATTCTCGGCCATGCGCTGATTGAAGATGTTTGTGTTGAACGTGTTCTGCCCGGCGAGGTCTTCCGCCTGCAATCCGTATCGTTGCGCTACGGCGTTCGCCGCGTTCGTCGCCAGGGTATCCATATACGGCTGCTGCGCCTTGGTAAGCGCCTGCTGCTGCATGATGCTGCTACCGTACAGACCACGCCCGCCCATCTGCTCCGTGATGTCCTTCTGCGCCTGCTCGTAGGCACGGGCGGCGGCGATCTCCCCCGGAGTCGTCAGGGCCTTCTGAAGCGCCTCGTAGTCGCCACCCATGAGGCCCCGGTACGTCGGCGTCTCCCCCGCGTACTTCTGGTATGCCGCCGCTCCCGAGTTGAGAGCGTTCGCGTCGAGCTTCTGATACGTCGGCGCATCCTGCCCGTAGGTATTCACCGTCGAGGTGCCGAACTGCGGCGTCGTGCCGAGCTTCTGGTAATCGGCGGACAGGTTGGCGTTGTTCGTCAGGTTCGCGTTCTGCCCGTAAGTCTGATACCCCCCGGAGAGGTTGCCCACGGTCTGCGAACTGTAGGGATTGGCGATGTTTTGAGACGAGAGGTTCGCGTTCTGCCATGTGGGGGCGGCGCTGGCCTGCTGCAAGGTCGGTGCGGCGACGGTGTTCCACGTCCCGGTCGGCGCGGTGCCGACATTGCTCACCGTGGGCGCTGCCGATCTCTGTGAATTGCTGTAACTGTACTGCCCGCCCTGGTACGTCGGCGCCTGCGCGTTGTACGTGTAATCCGGTGCCGTGATGGAGGCCATCGGCTGATTCGGCACGTAGGCGGCGTATGACTGCCCCGTGGTCGGCGCGTAAGTCTGAGACGGGACAAAGGAAGGGTAAGAGGGCGTCGTCTGGTTTGCGATGGTGGTATACGCCCCGCCAAGGCCGAGCTTGGTGGCCGCGCTGCCGCTCAACTTGTCGCCAACCTTGTTGGAAAAGTAGCTGCTCAGTTCGGGGTAGTCTGCCAGGAGTCCCGTAGCCGTCGTCGTATTTGTGCTTGCCATCCCCAATTCCTCGCTTTGGAACGAAAAAAGGCGGCTCCCTTTCGGGAAAGCCGCCTCGGTTGTTCCGATAGCTTATGTGGTTACTTATGCGTACATGCCGTAAAGCCGCGCCCGCATGAGCCGCCGCCTCATTTCGTCATCCGTGATCGGTGCGTTGCCCGTCGCCGGGACCGTGGGCCGTTGCGCGTACGACGGGACCGTCTGCCGCTGCGGAGGGGCATAACTTCCGTAGTCGTTCATAAGTCCCCCCGTCTGCGTCACGGGATACTGCGGTTGCCGTTGCGTCCCGCTGTTGAGGCTATTCGCCCCCATCTGAATGAGACGCGCCTTGTCCATCGCGGAGAGCCCCGAGGATGAGCCGGTGAAGGGGTCGGCCGTGCCGGGACTATAGGAGAACGAAGCCGGGGATGCCGCGCCC